GCTTATGAGCTTGCTTCCTATGCTGAAGGTGGGACTAAAATGGACGCAGTTTTGGCGTCCGCTAGAGATAAACATCAGGATTGGCTGACTGAAGCAGCCACAGATCCGACTCTTGCTAAACATGGAAATCTCTCAATGGTGCAAAGTGAATTGAACAAAGTGCTTCCTGGCAACACCTATCATATTACTACAACCAATAACAGCGTTGAAATAGCTGCAAACACAAATCAAGGTAACCCACTTCCTGGACATGCAGGAGAAACTGCACCCGCTCCCGCTCACGCTCGACCCTATAGCCCTTGGACAAATCAATGAGCAGCCCCATTAATCCCAACGCTGATCTAGGTCTCGTTACCCTACCCACACTATCGCAGACGCAGCCCGTGCAATCTTCTGTTACTTCTGCTCAGGCCACCACGGCAGTGGGTCAGGCTTTGACTAGTTTAGTTGATTATACCAATTTGCAAAATGCTCCTTGGTGGAAGATTGGTTTTACCGGAAACCCCACTCTGAAACGTCTAAAGTCTCCTGTTACTTTTCAAGTTTGTCTTGATGAGAAACAGCCCACAGTCATGCTTCCAGGCGCTCAGGTTGGTCAGCCCTTAACCGTAAGACTCAATTGCAGTCTTACTCAGGTCTCGCATCAGATGAAACACATTATCAATAAAGCCAATACCAGATCTGGCCTACATCTGACCTTTTGGGGCATGGAACCCGACCTCATCACTGGTTCAGGCTCTACCGGTCTCTTCATGAATCGATATGGCATCACAGAAATTATGTCTTTGGAGAATGACACAGATTTCTTGGAGCAAACTATTGACCAATCAGCTTACGGCCAGTCTTCCCTAGGTGCTTATGGCCAGCCCTACACTGGGCCAGATGCATCTCCGGTAGCTCTAGCAAAACTACGTGGAATGTACCCTCAACATCGATTTAGGGTTGCCGCACAAGACGCATTCATTGAGTTGTTAAGTTTGTTTAAAAATAATGGAATAACCCGATTTGTCTCCTCTGACTTAGATTCTCCTTTTAACAACCGAACCCAATTATCTCCGACCATATGGTCTGCTCAGTTTGGAGCCAATACCTTCCAGAGAAATGCTAGGAATAATGATGTTATGGTAAAGGGGCAGGTTATTATGAATTTCAAAGGGAATGTGTACCAAGGGTATTTCAAGTCCTTTACTTGGACGATGGATGCCAATTCACCCTATCAGTGGAAGTTTGATTTCATTTTCCAGGTTCAACGCACTATCAACTACGTATTTTATACACAAAGCACGGCTGCGGCTCAGGCGGCTTCAAATGCGGCTCAGGCTGCCAACTACGCAGCTAACCCATTCCAAGCAAATGGGTTATAACCAGGAAAAGTAAATGTCAGACGACTCCCTAAATCCTATTTGGAACACCCCCTCCTTTGACTTAACTTCTGTCACCAAAGTTGGGATGCTGCCCGTGCGTGGAGAAACCAGACTTGTACCTGTTCCCATGCTGGCTTCTTCAGTGGCTCCTGCTCCCCAACTTACTGTTTCCGGGGAAGATGATTCTTCACAAGTCCCCACAGCTTATGAAGCCATCTCATTCGCAAAATCTACCTTCACTGATTACATGACTGTGAGCATTCCATCACGTAACTCCTCCAAAACTGACTACTACGAGCCGGATTTCACCTTTCGTTTTTTGATTAATCCACATACCTTAAGTGTTACTCACCAAACTGCCGATAGTCAAAGTATGACTCGGGGTGGGTGGCAATTTGGTATTTGGGGTGAAGATGTAGTGGAACTTCATATGTCAGGAATGACGGCAGGGGGCTATTTCCAGAATGGGCTCACAGATCAATGGGAAGAGTATAGTCTTAGTTATCGTAATGTGATGGAATTGGAGAATATAGTCCTGAATAATGGTTATTGGTTTGAGGGGGAGGAGGTTAACCCCGCATGGAATGCCCCTGACTATATGCGAAAGCGGATTAAAAGTCATGGCGATGTTGTAATCTCAGTGGGAAATTTCATGTGGAGTGGAATGTTTACTAATATGACTCTTGTTCAGTCCGCTGAAAATCCATTTTATAATACATTTGATATTGGCTTCATTGCGTGGAAGGAGCGATTTGTTTCAGGCTCTCCTTGGCTCTCCTCAATTCGAAGCAATATCTACAGGGGTCACTCCAAAGAAGTGCTTCTTGCCACCCCCACTTCTCCTCAGTCCTCGGTAACCCAAACTCAAACCCCAATTGGTTCCACTTCAACCACCCTCACCCCCTCAGATTACACTCCCATTGCCCCCAGTGTTCTGAAGATTGTGGAGTCAGCCTAAATGTTATCCCCCTCTAATCCTCAACCTATTTCAATAAATCCTGTTCCCCCTACCCCCCCGCAGCCTTCCGCGAAGATTCGCAATATCATACAGACCGCACAGGAACGTGAAATTATTAAAACGGCCCCTGATATGGTGGTGTATATTGATTCCTTGCCTTTTCTTAATAACCCCTATCTAAGTCAAGGATATACAAGTCTTGTAGCAGTTAATTTTAACGATTATATTACCGCAATCACCACCTCCTACAATATTAACTCTATGATCCCCTCTGGGACTATCAATCTTTCTGTGCCTAATGGTTCTAAGCAGTTATTTATGGCTCCTGGGGGTAGCATTATAATTGATATTATGAGTGCCATTCGTATTTATGCCAAGGGTTACTTCTTCTCTGCTGCTGGCAATACCATTTTCCGGCGTATATTTAACGGTCTTATTACTTCTGTGGCTCTTAATGAGACTCCCACCAGTTTAGAGATCACCATAGGAATTGCAGGAATCTGTCGTCTCCTAGAGATGACTCAAATTGAATTGAATAAAGCTCTCATAGGTAACTCCGATTCCACATTTACTATCATGAGGACCAATCAATCCGATTTTAACATTTATGCTGCCGTATACGACACCTTTCATAAGGCATTGGACTTCAGTGAGTTTACTCATGAGGCGTACCAGCAAAACTTCTTGGCATCTGATAGGGATAAGGAAGCAATTAATCAAGAATATTGCACCAAATGGACCACCAGACTTCAAGATTTATGTAGAGATGTGCGGTTATTTGGATGGTCATCAAATAATAAGGCAATTTCTTCCCCAATTGCTGAAAGCACAAAGGTGGCCAAACACAATTCTCCTGTTGCGGCTAAAGCTGGGGAAAAACCCCCACCATTATTCACCCAAACAGATATGTGTAAAGAAAATGCCGGGATATCAAGTCTTCTTCGAGAATATGCTTTTGACATGGTTCTTTCTGGGGTTAAATTATTTGGCAATCAATTGGTCACCAGATTGGAGAGAATAAGACACTTGGTTGATATCATGGGATTTGAAAGTTATCAGGATGTTGATGGTTTAATCATTATCAAACCACCCCTATACAACCTGGACTGCACTATTGTAAGTAATTCAAACTCACCCGCTCTTTCCTCTTCAGGGCTATCAGAGGTGAACCTTACTCCACAAACTAACCCATATATCATCAATATGTCGGAAATCTTGTCCGAAAACTACCAGGAAGAGGAATCAGCCATTCGAAAAACCTCTATGCTGATTGCCACCAATTTCTGTGCCCCTGGTGGATTTCAAATAATTCCCCCTACAGAACTTAACAAAATTGTCAGATTTACTGATGTCAATCTAGTTAGGAAGTTTGGGGTTCGCCAAGAACAAGCCAAACCCTGTGGATTTCTCTATAACGACTTACGGGCTGCTTATGGATTTTGTGCTGCTGAGTTGGCTAGGGCCAATATAGGTTTTACAACGTACTCTGCATCTATTCCACTTCGTCCTGAGCTTAGACTTGGGTTTACTGTTTATATGCCTCACAAAGATATGTATGCTTATATCACGGGCATCGCACACAGCTATAATGTGGGAGGACAGGCGACGACTAGTCTCACCTGTAATTTTGTGAGAAAACGTCCTCTCTTCCTTCAACCACAAAACATAACACAGAACATTAATGGACAAGATGTTTCTCAATCAGTTCAAATATACGCCGCCCAACCAAATCTAGTTCACGCTTTTACTTCTTCCTCTGCGACTCAATATGATTCTCAAAGTGGGAATGTCCTTGCTAAGGCTGGAGTTATCTCCTCAGTTCCTCTGGTTGCTACTGAAACTCGCAGCCCAGATCAGGTAGCAGTGAGAGAATATTTGGCTCAAATAATGGGAAG